GAGTCATGGGAGATAAAAGAAATTACAAAGCGGATACCAGAAAGGCTTTATTTTACGAATGGCCGAATATTGTCCATTGAAGATATTAAGGCTTGGATAAAACTAAATAAACCCAAAATTGTTTTTATTGATTATGACCAGAAACTAGATTTGCCGTTTGACAGGAATACTCCTGAGTGGAGGCAATTACAGCGTGCTGTGTTAGAGCTAGAAGATTTCAGCAAGGAAGAAAAATTTTGCTGTGTATTAATGGCTCAAGTAAACCGAGAAGGAGAAATTTCTGCATCGCACAGAGCGACTTTCGCAGCGCATACCATTTTACATTTTTTCGAAGACAGTGCTTATGGCGCAATTATTCATGCAAAAAAGAATCGACATGGGAAAAAAAATGCTGCTATAACCGTACTTTACAGTCAAGAGAACTCTTCGATAAAAGAAACATCAGTGATCACTTACGATAAAAAAAGCAAAAAAGAAGGGGAATACCTGAAATGAAAATAAAAACAGAAATTGAAAGCGCTTTTTTAAAAATGCTTTTGCGGCACGCAATGATTATGATTAAACAAAATCCGGCATGGATAGAATCAGATGATTTTTGTTTATGGTTAGAATATTGCAATAAGGCTTTAGAATAAAAAATAAATAGGAGGTAAACAAAATGAGTGAAGAGCTAAAAGAAAAAACGTTAGAAGAGTTAGTGATGGAGCTAGAAAAGGTCCGGCAGGAAAAGGCGGAAGTGCAAATGGCACTAGCTCAAGTAAGAGAGGAAAAAAGAGTTTTACTGCTTGAGTGTAAGAAATTCCAAGATCGTCTTAATTGGACAAATGACATTTACGACGATATGTTTTCAAAATTCATCGACAAGTTGGTGAAGTAATGGAGCCGAACAAAGATTGTCAACCCAAAGAACCAAAAGTATATCCGTTGAATACGCTGATTGAAAATCTTAGTTTTGAAGATTATGCCGCCGCAGACGGTATAAACGCGAGCGGTTTAAAGGATATTTTGCGATCACCGGCTCATTATTATGAAAATAAATATAACCCCATAGAGAAAAAAGAAACAGAGGCGCTTTTATTCGGCAAACTATTACATTATTCAATACTTGAACATGAGATGTTTAAAAAGAGGCTTTGTATTGAACCAAAATGTGATATGAGGACCAAGATCGGAAAAGAGACTAGAGAGCGATTTGAGGCGGATTTGAGGCCTGATGCGATAGTGGTTCCCGAAAGAATGGTTGATAAACTGATTAGGATTGGTGAAAAATTAGCTAAACATCCGTTAACAAAAAACGTGCTTGCTAAAGGTTCGCGTGAAGTAAGTCTATTTTGGAATGATCCTGTGACTGGGGAATTATGTAAAGCGAGGCCGGATTTTATAACGATCAAAGAAAGAATGTCCGTAATGGTGGATTTAAAATCGTGTACCGATGCGAGATATGAGGCTTTTTTTCGTCAGTGCGATAAGCTGAATTATGATTTACAAATGGCTCATTACTTTAATGGTCTTTGTGTTGCTGGTTTTTTTAAACAGAGTGATAGTGCAATGTTTATAGCTGTTGAGAAAGCACCACCTTACGAGTCAATGGCTTGGCCGATTGGTGTCTCAGTAATTGCAAGAGGAGATAGAAAACGTGAGAAAGCAATGCAAGTTTATCATGAGTGCAGGCTATCGGGTAAATATCCTGGTTACCCTCAAAAAGCGGTGACGCTTGAGTATCCAGATTGGATGATGGAGAAAGAACTCTATGTTGAAGATGAGGGGGAAGAATGAGAGTGCCAGAATTTTTAGAGGCTTTTAGAGTAGTAGAAAAACCATTTAATTCAAAAACAGGAGACCAATTTGGGATGTTTTTAATTCCAGTAATAAAGGGATCATTCCGAAAATTTACTGTTGTCGTGGCGCCTTGTGACCATGAATGGAAACATATTAGTGTTTCGTTGCCGGATCGTTGTCCAACATGGTCAGAAATGTGCATGATTAAAGACCTGTTTTGGGATGAAGATGAAACAGTAATCCAGTATCATCCTAAAAAATCAGAATACGTTAACGTCCATAAATATTGTTTACATTTGTGGTGGCATAAAGATATTATTTTGCCGCCAACAGAGTTTGTGGGGCCAGCATGACTGAGCGAGAGGGTTTAAAAAAGATTTATGACTTCGTAGATAACTACCATAGAAAGTCGCAGAACATTCGCAACGGTTTAGAAGTTGACGAGAACGGCAAAAAGATGGAGTTTGATGCCGTTCAAAAAGGCGCTCATGCGGCGACGGCAGTTATAAGATTATTTGTAATACAAACCATAAAGGAGATCGGGAAATGAGAACGAATCCGGAAGATACAGCTTTTTCTGCTCCACCTGTAAGGGTTGGAGAGAGGGAATTGATACAGGGGAAATTAGGATTACTTAAGCGAGAGTATTTTGCTATCGCTGCCTTACAGGGGATTTTGGCTAATGAAGAAGTGTTTAAATCAATAAAAGTAGACCCGATAAAAAGCGCAGTAAAAATGGCCGATGAATTAATTAAAGAGTTAAACAAAAATGAAAGCGAGGTGGATAATGCCATTAAAATCGGGTAAATCTAAAAAGGTTATTAGCCAGAACATCAAGACAGAAATTAAAGCAGGGAAGTCACAAAAGCAAGCTGTTGCAATTGCAATGAGTAAGGCGGGAAAGAAAAAGAAGACAAAAAAAAGTAGGACTTAGGTTAGAAAGTTGGCCTGATGACTCAGGTCGTCGGGCCATTGCCATAGACAAGGCTTTCGTTTTGAAACAGACTTTTAGTGAGAGGTGAATATGTCGCAAAATATTTTTGATTTTAGTATTTCTGGGGAATATACAAAAACAAATACGCAAATTTCTGATGGCAAAGTTATCTTAGCAGAAGCGCAATTGGAAAAAGAGGTAACTGAAGATTTTGACAGCGATAGCGGTTTTGACTATGACGATACGAAAGCCGAATTTGTAGGTGGTTTAGTTAGACAAAAAGCAAATGATATAACAGAAAATTTTTTGCAAGAATTTACTTCTGATGCCGGATTTACTTACGATAATACTAAAGCGGAGTTTGCTTCAGGTCTTGCAAGAACTAAGTCTCAACGTCCTACTAATGCGACATTCGGTGCAACTTATACTGATAATATAAATGGTTCGTGGGGTAATGGCGGTTTAAATGGCACAGGAATAGGATCGCCAACAATATCAGGAGGAAAACTAGAACTAACAGGAGGGACAAAATACGTAAGTTATGATGCGGTTGGGAATGCCGATACTTTGCAGACTGGATGTATACGGATTCGTTACACGCCAAACTATACAGGAACACCAAGTGCATCGAGGGCCGTGTTTTGTATTTCTCAAGGCACGACGGGGAACAACGTTATATATTTATATCATGCTACAGTCTCCGGTTATTTGTATTTTGCTATCAACAATTCTGCTGGTGGTCCTATTATACCAGAAACATCTTTTGGTGTTTGGTCTCCCGTGTCCGGAACGGAATATGAATTTGAATTGAATTTTGATATCACTGCTGGCGCAACAAGATTTTTTATTAATGGAACACAAAAGGGATCTACTCTCGTACAGACAGGAACAAGAAGCGGAGCAGTTACGCTTTTTAGAATAGGTGCATTATATAATACGGCCATGAAAGCAGACGCATATTTTAATGATATCGAAATATTTACTTCTGTTCAGCACACGGCAAACTATGCTCCAGATTACTCCGTGCCAGAAGCAGACTATATAGAGAGCGTTGTCCAATGCCCTGCCCGATCTTATCTTTACAACATCGCATCATTCGGCGTCCCGACAACCACTGAGGTTAATGCTCCTAAGTATATTGTAAACGATTATTATTGGAATGGCGCCGCATGGGCCGCAAGTTCAAATACCTATGCAACAGCGATGAGTAAGGCTGATTGGATAGCTAATATAGCAACGTTCCCAGAAGGGCAGCTTGGCAGCAGCGTTATTGTAAAAATAGTTTTTCAATCATCGAATACTCTCTCGTCGATTGATAGTATTGCGTTCACAATAAATGAAACAACCTATCTGGCATCTAATGTTACATTGCCAGAGATGGAACATCCAGGGCCTGGGACATTCGTTTCGGTTAATTCAATAGCTGTAACAGAAGGAAATACTCCAAGGTACACATTACAGATAGCAAGAAGCGGAAATTATTTATATTGGAGTGGTACAGCATGGGTTACAAGTAATGGAACGTATGCACAGGCGAATGATATTGTAACATTCAATGACCATTGTTCTGAGTTACCAGTGGCTGGAGAAATTTATGGACAGTTCAAAATTCATTTTACAGCATCAAACAGCCAACAAAGTGTTAGCACATTAACAGCAACAATAACATCAGACGCATATTCCGCAACGGGGACAATTTTAATAAATAATTACATACAAGCAGAAAGCATTTTATCCATAGATGTTGATGAAACAAAACCAGATGACACAAATATTAAATATGGAGTAATGGTTAATGGAACCTTAAAATATTGGAATGGTTCTGCATGGACGACAAGTAATGGTAGTGCGTTGCAATTAAATACATTGGCAGACCTTCAGGCTCACATTACAACAATTATTTCGACACGCAGTAAGATTAAAATTTTAACAATGCTTATTTCTGATGATGAGCATTTGCTGACACCAGATATTGATAATTTAACAATTGTTTATGATTTTGGTGGAGTTGTTGATTTTGAAACAACTTTAGTAAATGTCTATGGAGAAATAAAAAGCATTACTGGTTCAGCAATTCAGGGTGCGGTAGTAACATTTACTCCAGCGGGACATTTAGATCGGTTGTTAATTTCATCACATAATTTAATAGGCACTGGTCCAAAAGCGGCAACGACAAGAGTTGATGGATATTTTGAGATAGAATTGTTACCTGGAGCATATAAAGTAACGATTGCGAAAGCAGATGAGTTCACAATAACAAAAAAAGCAGAAGGAACGCCGCTTACTGTAGTAGTTCCTGATGCAGTAGAGGTTAATTTTGACAGTATAGCATCATAAAAAATGGAGGTAAACAATGGCAGACTTTAAACAGGCTCTCGACCATGTGTTGAAAGACGAGGGCCTTTATAGTAATAATCCAAGTGATCGTGGAAGTGCTACAAAGTACGGCATAACTAGAAATACTCTTGCAACATATCGGGGCCATGCAGTATCAATTAGTGATGTGCAAACTCTTTCGCTTGACGAGGCTACGGAAATATATCTCAAGAATTATTGGGAGCCGCTGGGACTTGAAAATATCTTGGACCAAAGAGTCGCGACAGCTTTATTTAGTGTTGCTGTAAATTGCGGTATTGTTGTTTGTGGAAGGATGGCTCAGATGGCGGCAGGAGTTAAAGTCGATGGACACTTCGGGCCAATCAGTATCGGAGCCGTTAACCAAATGACGCATAAGAAATTCTTAGTGCCGTTTATTTCTGCGGTGCAGGACCATTATGTGAACATAGTATTAGCAGACACAACCCAGCTAACTTTTTTGCGCGGGTGGATAAATAGAACACAAAAGTTGATGGAATTTTTATTTTGAGCTATAACCGTTTTATGGAGGTAAACAAAAATGGAAGATCAAGAATTTGTAAAATCAGTTGACCAAGGTGCAATCGCAAAAATCGAATCAGAAAACATTCCGGCAGTAAGACAGGCAGCAATGATGACAGACGACATTGGGTCTCTTGCATTGGTTAGCCTGGAAGACCAATTAAAGTTTGCAAACAGATTGATTCAGGAAAAAATGATTTCCGAAACATTCAAAACAGCTCAGCAGGTTGTGATCGGGATTCAGTATTGTAAAGCACTAAACTTGCCAGCTTTAGTTGGCCTGAAGATGATGTACGTTGTGAGTGGAAAACCGTCCTTGTATGCAGAAGGTCCGTTGGCATTAGTGCAGAGAAGTTCAGTATTCGATAAAATCCGTGAGTATTTTATTGATGAAGATTGTAAAGAGATTTGCCCAGAAAATAAAAATATTGTTGGCGCGAAGTATTTTGGCGCAGTCACGGAAGTCTGGAGAAAGGGCGACGCAGAACCTCAAATTGATTTCTTTACGATTGAGGACTTAGAAAGAGCCGGATTAGATTTTAATTCGTATGGTAAGAAAAAAGATACATGGGCGAAGTGGGAAAGGATAATGTTGCGTTATAAGGCGAGAACCTTGGCCTTGCGGTCTAAGTTTGCTGATGTAATTGCAGGAGTGCCAGTAGCAGAGTATGATTATTCCTTCTCACCAGAAACACCAGACATCAATCCTGAAGTAGTAAACAAGATCAGTGTAGCAGATGAATTAAACGCCGAGTTTTTGGATAAATCAAATGAAGCAACGATGTGAGGCGTGCGGTGAGCGAGATCCAGATAAACACCACATTAAAAGTCGTGGGGCTGGCGGTTCTGATGATGAGTTCAATATTTTGTATTTATGCCGCCATTGTCATACGGAAATACACGCGATTGGCCCAAAGAATTTCTGCGATAAATTCCCGCATATTGAAGTGTTGTTGGAAGATAGAGGATATGTGCTCATTCAGGAGTTTGGGCGATGGAGATTAAGCAGGAAAAGTATTTTTGAATCACGTGAGTGATGTAGTAGTTGTTCATTCATTGTTTACCTCCAAAGCAAGCAATGAAACTGCTCTGGTCCCGTAGCAGGTTAATATACGGGGCGCCTTTTGAGGTAGCCATGGGTTTATGTATATATTTGTTGTTTATATTGTTGTGTTTTTGTATTGGCTATTCGATAAGAGCAGACAAGACCGAAGAAAAAAAGGAAAGGAAATTTAACTCAGAAAAAAGATAAGTGCATATAGGTGCCGTGGAATGGCTATCTGCGGAGAATTGCTGCCTGTCGGAGCCGATTGGCGACTTAAAAAAAACAGCCTATATGTGCTTTTTTGAGGTTAGTTTGGAATTAGAAATAACATTAGAAAACAGACGGTGTTTAGGATGCCGAAAGATGTTCAAAGTCTCCACCAGGAGCCAACAGAAGTATTGCAGTCAGATGTGCCAGAAGTACAGGGAAATGTATGGCGCAGTCCTGAGTCACTCGAAAAAAGAAGACTTAGAAACAACCAACGTCACCGTGAGCGTTACTGGACCGACGAAGAATACAGACAAAAGAGCTTACGTCGAAAGCAGCTTAGCCACATGGCGAACAAGGAAAAAGAAAATGAGCGAAGAAGAAAATACTACGAAGCCCATAGAGATGAACACTGTGAGCGAAGAAGACAATGGGATAAAGACAATAGAGAGCGAGCCAGAAAAACCCATAGAGAATATTATGCAAAACACAACAGAGAGCAGCGAGATAAAATCAGAGAAGCAAAACACCGGAGAAATCCAACGATTGGACTCTATTCTGCCATCCAACATTATAAAGCGGGACGTATTACGTTCGGGGAGCTTGATCTCATCTTCCGTCAGGCACATGAGGCAATTAGCAATAGACTTGTGTCCGCTGGAGGAGTGCAACGAGATGAGGAGTCGGGACCTGTCGAAGGTGGAAATGGTTTGTCGGCTGTATGACGGAATACATAAACTTTTAAAAGTGCAGGTGGATTCAATTAAGGTGATGAGTTCATTAGTTAAAGAGAGTGAAGAATGAATCATTTTTATCGAATTAAACTATTTTTGTCTATAGTGTGGCGCGAAGGGTATGCTGAACGGATTGATATAAAAACAGCGTGGTGCATAAGCGGCATTGTGTGGGGTGAGTAAATGACAGAGCAAAAGAAGCAAGAAAAAGAGATTTAGTTATGGATTGGGTTGAGGCGCTTGGTATAGAAAGTATTCGTGAAAATAGTATGGCTGGAGATGCATGGTGCGAAGAGGCACTAAAATTTTTGGAAGCAAATTGGAATACAAAAGTTTTGTGTCTTTCAGCTACACAGCACGCTTTTTTATTAAAAATATGTGCATATGTAAGGGATGTATACTAGTGAAGGTTTTGGAATTTTTTAGAGAAGAAAAACTAGAACTTGCTGATATAGAAGCTGTGGCAGAGCTTAGTTCATATTGGGATTCTGCTTCTGATTTTATTGTTGAGAATTGGAATAGAGAGACTGAGACTTTTTCAACTAAACAATTGGGGTGGATGGAAAAAATTTTAGAAGATATGGTAGAGCTTAGAATAGAGGGAAAGTTATGAAAATCTATTACGACATTCAATGTGAGGTAACCAATGAGCCAGCGAAAGATTGAAATTCCAGATAAAAGTTGCGACAGGCAAAGCTGCTACTTTCTACATGACCCTTGGTTTTGTGCCCTTTATCAACGGGAAATTCTTTGCTTAGATGATAACGAAATAATTAAACCGTTTTGGTGCAAAGCAGTCAGCGTGACGATAGAGGAAAAAGAAGATGCAAAAGATAATTAAACAGTGTGAATCAATTTTTTATTTAGTCATAGTAATAGGGTTAACGCTAGTGATTGGGGCGTTCGCTATGTGGATTATATCGGTAACACTACACGACATAAGTACGACATGGTGTAGGTGAGGATTATGAGTAGAAAAGAATGTGGTTTAAAGTATTTAGGCGATATTTTGTAATAATAAAGAAAAGGAGAAAAAAGATGACTAAAGTGGATTTGTTTATGCAGGGTTTAGAAGAATTTAGGTTTACAGACGAATCAGGTGACCAACTCGCTTATGTGGACCATGATGGGATGTTAGTGTTAGAGGAGGAACGAGTTTTCCGAGAGGATGCAATAGCGTTAGCAAATTGGATTAAAGACCTTTACGAAGAAAAGCCAGTAAAAGCGAAAGGGAAAAAGTGAACTCTCAAAAACTACTGCCATGTCCGTTTTGTGGGGCGATAGCTCTTTTGCAGACCTGCGGAATAAATAACTTTAAAGTTATATGTTCGGAGGATTGTGTGATAATGCCGCCAAGTCCAAACACCTTTTTCACTTCTAAAGATCAGGCAGTAAATGAGTGGAATCGTCGAGCGCCAACCTTTGATCAACTTGAATTAGAAAGGCTTAGAGTTGAAGTCTCATTAATAACCCAGGACTTAGATTCGAAAAGCAGGGAGTTAAAAATATTAAGGGAGGCTGTAAATGCCAGACATAACTAAGTGTGCTGACCATGAATGTCCTAAAAAGAAATTCTGTTTTCGGTATCGATCTAAAGCGAACGAAAACCAAAGCTGGTTTATGGTATCTCCAAGATATGGGATGACTTGTGAGGAGTTTTGGCAGGAAAAAATCCAAACCATAAATTGCCCGAATTGTAACAATACATGGTACGCTCATACTGAAGAGGGTTTAAGGTGTACGAAGTGCAGGCAGGTTTATCCAAAAAAGGAGAAAACAAATGGTCCCAGGACGGAAACTGATGAGGCGTGATGTTGAGGATTACATATCCTCTAAGGTAAGGCAGAAAACAGTTCAGTCGGCCTTTTTTAATGCCAGGTTTGGGAAAATTGGGGACATGAGGCCGGATGATTATGTCGAGTATGCGGAAGGGAACGGTTCTAATAAAGACCCTTGGCGTACAGTTTTTAATATTGCAGTCATTCTTTTTGGAGGATTCGATGAAAGGAAAAAGTAGGAAACCAGTAGAAGTTATTAGAGTAAAACGCCCAAAAAAGAAGCAGACAGGCCAGAAAAGGGTTCCTTGTTCTTCTTTTGGGAAAGAGACGCATATGGACCGCGATGAAGTGGCATTTTGATGCTTGCCGCCATAATGATCTTCTATTTCTTAATTAACCATAACTATTTTTTCGCCTTCCTATGCTTCGTAGCTTTGATTGGGCACGTTCTCACCCACTAAAGCCTAGTTATGGTCAGCCTGCGATGTACCGCCGGTGTACAAGCCTATAACGCTGTTATATGATTGGCTCATTAGTCTCCTTTTGCTTTACTGATTAGAGTTTGTCATTTTTGAATACAGGGCGGGTTCTCCGCCCTTACTTATCACAGCGCATCAACAAAGTTTAGAGAAAAAGGGTTGAATTGAAAATCTAGTTATGGTGCCCTTGAATTAAGCCGATTAAGGCAAACAAGGAGCGTCAGACTATGGCGAGTAAAAAAAAGGTGGACGATTTGTCTGCCGAAATCGAAGAAGTATCACAAGAAAACGAAATCATAGAGCCAATTTATTCGGGCGAGCAAGTGTTTCGCAGCGACTTGTATAAGTTGTTAGTGGAAACCAGGCTACATAATGTCGCTTGGACAGGAGAGCCTGATTACCAGGAGCTTGAACATTGTCACTTTTTTCATACCTTTGATAGTAAAGGCCGAGAGCAGACTTGTTGTGTATCAACAGGCCAGCATCACCATAAAATGAAGGTCACTAAAGTTAAAGGTGGAGTTCCTAAAGTGGAGTGTATTAGTGGGCCGATGTGTTGGACGAAAAAGAAGGTTCGGGGCCGGTGGACAAAAGTGGAAATTCCGTTCAATGAAGACGATCAACATACCCATGAGGTTAAATATATACGATCGCATAAAGTAGTAATGCGGAAAACAAACGCTGAAGCTGTTAATTTGGTGACTCTTGCTGCAACAAAAGAGGCTCCTGTTTCTGGAGTTATTGGGTAATGATCTTAAAACATCAGGTCAATCGCTGGTTCTTCGACTATGTGGAGCGACAGGAAATTCCTAGAGAACTAAAAGACTCAATGCGCACGCATGAAAGAGTGGCTTTTTTCATAAAAAACCTTTACGAGCAGTTGTTAAAAGCAGAAACAACGCGAATGTTTGCCAAAAAACCTAAGTTGAGCGAGAAAACTCTTCGGGATACAGTGGAGTCAATGGCAGAGGTTTTTATAAGTTCGGTCCGGATGGAAGAACGTAAACGCCATGAGTCGAAATGCGAGGCTCTTAGGAAGCAGAAACTAATTAGTGATGCCAAAGACCTCCAATCCACAGCAGAAGGAAAACCAGCGGGAGAATTTGAAGAACTGGGGTTGAAGTTCCCAGAAGATAGGATTTTAAATGCCCCAAAAAAAAGCTGAATTACCTAAAGATTTAGTCTCCCCACCTCAAGTCGGTAGACCAACGGATTACTCTCCCGAAATGTGTGACCAACTTATTGATCACATGAGGCAAGGGAATTCTTTTGAATCCTTTGGTGCGGTGGTAATGAAGGGACGGAACACTCTCTTTGAATGGGCGAAGGCGCATAAAGAATTTCAGGATGCCAAAGAAATGGGCAGCTCCTTGTGTTTGAAGTTTTATTTAGACTTAGGGAAGATGGCCGCCGCAGGACAGTTGAGAAGGTTAACCAAAGAAGAGCCTATTATGGTTAGCGATGGAAAAGGTGGGCATAAACCAGCAATTGACCCCAGTACCGGACAGGTGCTTTACAGACGTGAGTACGTGGCAGCCCAACCAGCTCAGGCTATTTGGATTTTCATTATGAAAAACATCCATAAGTGGCGCGACAATGTTGAAGTCACCATGTCCGAGGGGTCTACTATTACGTTGGCTTACGCCCCTACAGAGCCAACAAAAGAAGAGCGTGACAAGTACGCTCTTAAGAAATAGGTAAGTAAATGTATGGGTCAACACCAGGGATTAACGAATTCAAACCGTTCGGATTCCAAAACTCGGTACTTTGGGACGTTGATCATTTTGATTATAACCTTGGGACTAATGAAGTTCTTCTTTCTGGGTCGGTGGGTTCTGCTAAATCAATTCTCCTCGCTCATTTAATAGTAAAGCATTGCCTTAGTTACCCGAAGGCTGATTTTATGATCGGCCGTAGGGCATTGCCTAAATTAAAAGCAACTTTGTACAGAAAGATCAAAGAACACTTGTGGGAGCAGGGGATCGATTATAAATATAATGATTCAACAGCGTGCTTTTCTCTCCCTGGAGGTTCTAAGATCACAGCTCTATCATGGGCTGATAACCAATTATCTAAGTTTGGCTCTTATGAGTTTAGTGGCGCGGCAATTGAAGAATTAACTGAAAATAAAGACGGCGAATTCTACGAGGCAATATTCGAGCGTGTTGGCAGACTTCAGCATGTGCCGAACCCACTTATAATTTCGGCCACCAATCCGGAGGCTCCTTCACATTGGGCTTATAAAAGGTTTTTTGAGTCAAAGCTGGAAGCAAGACACGTTTATTTTTCGCTTACTCGAGATAACCCATACTTATCTAAAGCCTATATTCGGGGTTTAGAGGGTGGCATGGACCCCAAAAGAGCAAGGCGGATGCTTGATGGCCAGTGGATTGAGCTGCGTACTGATGTCATTTATCACGCATACACTAAAGAAGCCAACTTCAGAGATGTTGAATACCAAATCAATGAATTCTTGCCGATTATTCTTGCCTGGGACTTTAACATTGGATTTGAAAAACCTCTATCAATGGTGGTTGGGCAGTTTGATAAAGGGGCCTTTCATTGGTTTAGTGAGGTAGTTATTGACGGGGCAGACACTCAGGATAGTTGTGAGGAACTCGCCGCTACTGGAATTCTAGACAGAAACACTGTTTTTATTGTTCATGGTGATGCTACCGGATTTAAAAAAGACACTCGTTCCAAAACAACAGACTATGACATTATAAATAAATTCCTTTCAAACTACCGCACAAAGACCAACGGAAGAGTACAGTTCGAAATGGCCGTTCCAAGATCAAATCCTCCAATAAGAACGCGCCATAATGTGGTTAACGGTTATTTCTGCAACGTCCACAAACAGAGGCGCTGTTTTGTTTACAAGGGCGCCCCAACACTAGATAAAGGTTTTAGGCTTGCTGCGCTGCGAGAAGGTGCAAGTTATATTGAAGATGACTCAAAGCCATATCAACATTGCACGACAGCAGCAGGTTATGCCATAGTGAAAATTGATAAGGAACTACAAAGCCGGTCCGGCATTTATTCGACGAGGTATCGATGAACCAACTTAGAATTATCAGTGAAGAGCAGTTACTTGATGAATCAATAAGAAAACAAATCATTGAAGAGATCGAAGGTCCCGAAGAGAATAGGCGCCGAGCGGAGCAGTATAAACGTGATCAGATTTACAAAGACAAGGGCTTCCGGTGGGTGGTTGAGAACCTTCTGCATATGTTCGACACCGACACAGTGAAGGAAATGCAGTACGCAATCAGCAATATTAATTTCCTTAAAAAGATGATTAATAAACTGGCAACAGTGTACAACCAGGGAGTAGTAAGGAAAGTTGTTTTTGATGGCGAAGTGAACGATCAGGAAACGGCAAAAGTAAATAACCTTGAAAAGGTCCTGAAGTTTAACTCAAATATGAAAAAAACAAACCGCCTTTTGAAGCAATGCTTGAATGTGCTTTGTTATGTAAAACCGCATAAGATTGAGGATAAGTTTGGAGTTAAATTAGAGCCACTGTCTCCTCACCTTTATTCGGTGATCGAAGAACCAAACGATAGAGAAAAGCCGCTTGCTGTAATTCTGTCGAACTATAACTCAGACCAAACTACTTATGTGATTGGGGATGCCGCAGTCAGGCCGAAAGAGCCTCAAATAATGGCAAAATCAGACGGCAAGGACCAGGCCATTGCTGATGCAAAAGAAGATATTGAAAAGGAAAATAAACGTTATATTTGGTGGTCGAACTCGTACCACTTTACCACAGACGGTCGTGGGAAGATAGTTAGCGTTGACGGGCCGAGTCGAGAAGTTGGCGTTGCTAACCCAATTGGGGAGCTGCCATTTGTAAACTTCGCCATAGATCAGGATGGGAATTTTTGGGCAGAAGGTGGCGACGATAAGGTTATGGGCTGCATCCTGCTAAACTCGCTAATCACAAACACAAATCATATCGGAATAACTCAAGGCTATGGCCAGTTGTGGATGAAGGGAAAGAGGGTCCCAAGTTATCTTAAGATCGGACCTAATAGTGTTATCCGCATGGAATACGAAGAGGGTGAACCAGAACCAGGAATTGGATACGCGACAAGCAATCCGCCATTAGATGAATTGATGAATCTGGTTAAAATTTATGCAGCTCTGTTGCTCTCAACTAACAATCTATCAACTTCAGGAGTTAAAGCAGAACTGAATGGAGGAATGGACTTCCCTTCTGGTATTGCAATGCTGTTTGATAAAGCAGAGTCGCTTGAGGATGTGGCTGATCAGAGATCCATTTTTGTGGATGAAGAAATAAATATCTGGAGAAAAGTTAACGCCTGGTTGCTATTTTTTAAGGCAACAGGAAGTATTGCAGAGGCTTTTGAAGAGAATATTCTCCCAGAAGGTTTTGAGATGACTCATCAGTTCGCCGAGCCAACTCCGATAATGGCAGAGTCAGAAAAGTTAAATAACCTTAAACTCAGAAAAGAGTTGGGAATTGATCGCATGATTGATTTGATAAAGCGAGATAACCCGACCTTTACGGAGCAAGAGGCGGAGGCTAAACTTCAACTGATACTTGAGGAAAAGATAGCGAACGCTGCTAAATTTGGTCTTCCAGAAAATCCTGCCGATAAGAATAGCGAAAATAGCAATAAACCAACGGACGAAGATAATGCAGATAACAAAGACGAACGCGACGGAGAACAAGACAACGAGTGAAATTGACCTGTTCAGTGATGTCGCGATTCCAAAAGACCTAAAAAGAGAAGTTGCCCAGGAAGTGGGTGAACTATTGGTCGAAAAGGTCCTTGGTGTTTTATCCGAAGGAAAGAAAAGTCCAGTTGACGGTGAGCAATGGCCGAAACTAACTACTAACTACTTGCATAAAAAAGAAGCAGCAGGGCTACCAGGAAAACCCAACATGGAATTTACCGGAGAAATGCTTGATTCCTTATCTTTCAAAGTAACCAAAGAAGGTATTGAGTTCGGAATTTTTGGGAAAGATGCTCCCAAAGCCGATGGGCATAATAATTTTTCAGGACGATCACAGTTACCACAAAGACGCTTTTTGCCAGCGGAGGGCCAAGAGTTTATGAAGTCAATCCAAGAGGACGTACAAAAAATCATAGATGATGCCGTGGTGGGTGCGCAGAACATTCAAGACGAATTGGATGGAGTAAAAAACAGGCAAGAGTTCTGGGGGGTCTTAAATGATCTGTTCCCAGAACTGTCTCGGTCTGCAATTAAAGAGGCAGTCATGCGCTCCCCTTCCTTAGTGGCTTGGTTGGAAGAAGAGGAAATGCTCGAATGGCTATAGTGAAAACAAAGCTACATGGTCTTGTAGCAATCTTAAGTGGGTTTAATGATAGACTAATGGCAAGGGAGGTTGGTGAATTTGTAGTCCGAGCTTCTCTTGAAAATATAGCAATGGGGATTTCTCCGGTTCGTGGTTATGGAAGATTTCCTGCTTATGTGGCTGATGATATGATGAGAATACAGCGAAAAAAACTTGGAAAAGGCGCTAAAACAGTAAAGGAAAAGTATTACCAAAAAGCCCGCAATGCAAGGGTTCGCGCACGAATTGAAGAGTTAAAGGCGAATTATTACCCATTTTCAGCAATGCACAAATTTACAAATAAGAAACTCAGACCAGTAAATCTTAAACTGTCAGGTGATTTTTTGTCAAAACTTGATTTTAAAGTCGGTGGTCAAAGAAGCCTGTGGGTTGGGTTATATAATGCGACAGCAAAGCAAAAACTCATGTTTGAAACCCACAACGAAGGAACTCATCAGTTTGTTCCTCAAAGGAAGTTCTTGCCCACGGGAGAGGGTGAGCAATACACTGTTGGAATTATGCGCGGAGTATTAGATATTTTCAGTGAATGGGTCGGTAGAAAAATCAAAAAATCTAAAGTCTCAATTGACTGAGAGGCCGTGCCTCAACCTTAACGCCTATTGTATAGGCAAGGAGTCATTATGCCAGAAGAGAACACACAAAAGCCTGCAGAGAACACAACAGACAACCCAACAGAGATCACCCCACCGGAAGAGACAATAAGTCGAAAAGAATTCGACAAAGTTAAGGGGGATATGCACAAATACAAGGATGCGCTGCGACAGGAACAGGCAAAAATCAAGGCTTTGGAAGAGGAAAAGCTAAAAAAGGCTCAAGAATGGGAGAAATTGTACGAAAAGGAAAAGGAAGATAAAGAAAAGCTCTTGACCGAAACCACAGGATTGAAACAAGCTGTGGTTAGAACTGCCAGACTCAGCGCAGTAAAAGAGGCCGCTTTAAAAGCAGGTCTCCGCAAGGAAGCCCTGGAGGACTTAAAACTTGTCGATCTCGGTGAGGTCGAAGTTGAATCGAGCGGAGGCGAAATTGCTTGTAGAGGGGCTGATTCATTTGTGGCCAGATTAAAAACTCTGAGGCCGCATTGGTTTGCAACAAAGCCGAATAACATAAATACGGATACGCCCACTACTACGCAACAGGGGGCGAAAACCATTAGTTATAAGGAAATAGATGCGGCAGAAGCAGAAGCAAAAAAAACTGGCGACTATCGGGAATACAAGCGCCTTGTTTTGGAATTTAAGAAACAACAATTAAAAAAATAGGAGTCTTACATGTCTGACGAAGTAATGACGGCGGGAACAGAAACTAGTGTGATAGTACCTGAAATATGGTCGAAGAAGTATTATGACACTCTTTTGGCAGCACTACCATTTAACGATGTTATTGATCGTAGTTGGGAAGGCGAAATAAAAACTCTCGGTGATACCGTGAAAATCAGTACGATCCCAGAGTTTGATGAAGGCACAGAACTGCCAGAAGCAGATCGAGCCGATGCTGAGGCGCTAACTCTGACCCAACAATCGTTGGTGATCAATAAGCGCATCGTGAAAGATTTTATCGTGACTAATACTGCTTTACTGCAAAGTTTACCCTTTGTTGATAAAGTAAAAGAATTGGCCGTTTATTCGATCATGAAAAAAATCCAAGCAGTCATTATCGCTGCAATCTCTCCGAGTGCTTCTAATCCTGACCACACGATTGCTTATGACTCATCAACCACGCTAGCGTTGGCTGACGCTCTCGAAGTTAAAGAACTTCTTGATGCGGCTGTGGTCCCAGCTCCAGGCAGAAGTGTTGTCCTTGGTGCTGAACAAATTAATGACTTGTTCAATATCACGGGATTTATGAGTAGTGATTTTGTTACCGCTGATAATCAAGGCGGACTGATCACTGGCGAAATTCCAAAGATGTTGCTGGGTTTCAAACCTTATTTGACAACCATCGTTGGCGACACCAGCTATTGGTTCCATCAAACCTTTTTCACAATGGCTTCCCAACAAGGCATGAACGTTGCGGAATTTGATCTTGGTGTTGATGGTAAGCGTGCGAAACGTATCAATACAGATACCCTTATTGGTGTCAAACAACTCGATAACACTCGCGTTGTTACTCTCGCTTAATTAAAAGGTTGTTTGTTCTGGTAGAACCTCACTTAACAAGGTGGGGTTTCGCCTGAAGGATGTTAAATTTAAAGGAGAATTTCATGAAATATTTAGTCACAGTTCTAGTGTTATTGTTTTCTTGTAACTTGTTCGCGGCTGGTTTTGGCAATGCCGGAGTCCATGTACAAGAATATTTGTACGATGGATCGGTAGATGGTTACACAAACACAACTTATACTCTAAGCTCCAAAAAGGGGTATAATGTTCTTCCAACTGGCGCAATTGTTCTCGATGTAGTTGCGAAAATTGTGACAACTTGTGCGACAAGTGCTGGCGCTACTGTTGCATGGGGACCATCAGCGGATGCCGATGGTTATTCTGGAACAACAATTGCTGCCGCTAGTTTAGTGGCTGGTACAATTTGGCACGCTGGCTCACAAGGTTCTGAGGCATTGTTATGGGAAAATACCGGTGATTCAAACCTTTTTTACTATGCTGACGGTTCAACAAAAACTAACTTTATTGTTACTGTAAGCACTGGCGCTTTAACCGCTTGCAAAATTCATTTCTCAGTTCTTTATTTGCTTCCAGGTTCTCGCTAAAAAAAATAGGAGGTCAGATCATATTTGGCCTCCTTTTATCGTTGAGAGGAAAAATATGATTACGCAACCAGCTCAAGCAGTATCCGCATTGAAAGTATCTTCAGAGGCAATGAAAGAGATCACAGAGTTCTCTCCAATTGCAGAGGAAAGTGTTTTAGAAGTTCAAAAAATAACTATTCCAGCAACCGCCTCAGCAGCCCAGGGTGATTTTGTTAAGATTGTAAATAAAGCAGGAACATCATGGGGTGTTTGGCTAGATATTGACGCTGATGGAACTGCGCCAAGCGGTTTAATCTACACTGGATGTACCTATAAAGTTAAAGCATCAATTGTAACCGGTGGGTCGGCAATAGATAATGCCCTTATCGTAAAAACAGCAATTGAACTAGAGGCGCATTGGGCACAGATAACGATTACTAATAACTTAGATGGCACTCTGACTTTAACTTCAACAAAAGTTGGTAATGTAACAGCTCCAACACCAAAAAACTCAGCAGAAAGTGGTGCTGGGTCAATAGGTGCTGAAACGGTAACAGGTGGTGTTGCAAGTAATCTACAAAATAAATATATTGTATTAAAAACTCATGCAGCCGTTCTTTACCATGCGTGGTTAAATGTTAATAGTGAAGGTGTTAATCCAGCTCCAGAAGGTAGCACTCAAATTCCTGTAGCGGTTCCAGCGGGGGCATCAATTAATGCGATTGCAGGATTGTTTGCGTCAGCGATTAATGCAGTTACGGGAGTATTCCAGAGTACGTCACAAAAAACAGGGACCTTTCAAGTGACTAATGTTGTTTCCGGTACGGCTGTTGATGCAACTGCGGGAAATTCTGGGTTTACAGTAAAAACCCTACAACAAGGGGCTGCATTGGTTTATTCTCCGGAAATGTCTCCAGAAAGTTTAAGCATTAGTCCGTCCCTTATTAGTTAGGAACAAAAATGGCTGTCTATCCGAATTTGAAAGTTGAGTCTATTGTTCAAGTTAAAGATAAAACGAGACTTAACGCTATTGATTCTTATGTCTCAAAAGATTCAGAAGCAATTTCTTTGGTTGAAATACAACCCGAAATTGGTGCGGAATTTATAGAAGTAACGGGGACAAGTTCGTCAGATTGGTATTTAGATTGGTCTTATGCTACGGAAGGCACAAAGGTCGTCACCGTTAGGGTTACCACGGATGGCGAGCCTGTGACGACCACTGGTTCTATTACAGTGGTTACGGCAGCAATAGACAATCTTCTGTCTACTGACGCCGATCTTGCTGTTTTTGAAAACGATATTTTGAAGTGGATTCCAGCAGGAAGAAATTCCTGGTTGGAAAAACATCGCGCTGCAAGAGATGAAATTTTAGGTTGGCTTGATGAAAATGGTTATGTTGATGTCAATGGCAATAAATACACCGCTGCCGCATTAGTTGACGTTAGTGAATTTAAGCGGTGGGCAACATTTATTACTCTGCGATTGATATTCCAAAGCATTTCAAATGCAGAGGATGATGTGTTCTCGAAAAAAGCATCAAAGTATGGTGACTCAGATCATGAGTTGGCAGCAAGGAAACGTGCTGTTATTAGAATTGATACGGACGGCGATGGTGTTGTTGATACTTACGAACAAGTTAATATTTGTGGGAGATGCTCAAGGCGATGAGTGGTGAGTTAAACATTCGTAGTTACTTTCAAACTAGAATGGCAACACTTGGTTATACTGAGTGGACGGATGAGTTTATCTGGCAAAATATTCCTTCAACTAAACTAGAAACCATTTATCACTTAGAGAATTTCGAGGGTAATTTAGAAGGCATGGGCCATAATGTGGCAAGATTTAAAATGCCTGTTACTCTAAGGTGCTTTATTCAAGGGCGAGCAGACCCGAAAGCCTTCCATACAATAGTATTGGATAAAATTGGTTCTATCATGAAAGCAGTTTGTAACATGATTCAAGTGTCGGCTCAGTCTTATATTAAGTTAGTGGAACCTAGTTCATTTTCTCATGGGCCTATTGAAGAAACGAATGATAACATTTTTATGATTGAAATAAAATTTAACTGCCTTGTGGTCTTTGACCTCAATGCCTAGGAGGATTCGTGGGAACATTAGCAAACATTAAGGTTAAAAACTGTAGCGTTACTTGGGGAACTGATGTTGCACAAGTGTCTGAGATTACTTGTAGCGCGGACGTAAGTAAGTCACTTCAGAATAAATACTTCTTTTTCTACACTCCAGCAGGTATTGGCCATTATTGTTGGATTAACGTAAATAGTGAAGGCGTAGATCCAGCGTTAACAGGTTTTACACCTCATGCAGTTGCTATTGCTACTGGTGCAAGCGCGAATACAGTTGCTGCCGCCATAGAAGCAGTAATAGAAGAGGTCACAGGCTTTAACTCAACTGTTTCAAATGCTGTTATCACGATGACTAATACTGATACCGGCTATGCTCAAGGACCTCATGATGGCAATAGCGGTTTTACCTTCGAAGTGACCACAGAAGGTTCCTCTTCCGCAGACCTTGGCTATACAGAAGGCGTTATTGATGTGTCGATTGACCAGAAAGAAGCTGCCATTTCCACTCATCAAACAGGTTCAAATAAGCTGGGTTCTGTGATTACTGGCAAGGAAGTTAAAGTAAAACTCACTCTTTATGAGGCCACAAAAGCCCAGATCACCAAAATGTTGAGGAAAATGGGTGGTGGGTCCTTCACTCCAACAGGAGCATCAGGGACAGAAGTTACCGGTCTTGGGACCCATAAAGATGGCGATAATACCTATACTTATGCAGATAAACTTGTGCTGCACCCCGTTAGTAAGGCTTCAGGGGATAAGTCTGAAGACATTACCTTTTGGAAAGCCTTTGTTAAGATGGACGGCTTGAAGTTTGATGGTGAGAAACCGCTAACTTTGCCGATTACGTTTGAAGTTTTCCCAGATATGTCCAAAAATGAACGAGTGCAGTATTTTGCTTACGGAGACGGCAGTCAGACTTTGACATAAGGAGTAGTTAAATGGAACTAAAGCTCACCAGAAAAACAGTTAAGGTTACTTACGACGAGAAGACTTATGATGTTATGGTCCCCACCACGGACCAACTAGAGAAGTTCTCGGATTCAATGGAAAGTAAGAAGCCCAATGCTGCGAAAATCCTGCGTGAGCTTTTGGTTGACCTTGGATTGCCGGAGGAAATCATCCGATCAATGGACATCTGGAGTATGAACGAGCTGGTTGAGTTCCTGTCGGCAAAAAAAAAGTAGACCTAACGGGCTGGGAATACTCGCTAGCTAAGATGGCCCGTTATTATGGTTTTGCTGATTGGGAGATGCGACAGATGCCAAGTACCGTTTTCAAAGCGTATTGGAACGCCATTGAGCGATTGCAAGCAGAAGAGTCCCTTCGAATAATCAGAGACATTAGTTTTCCGCACATGGAAAAAGAACACCAGCAATCTATTGATAGCGAATTAAAACAACAGGCTCATTTAGGAACAGAAATGAATCTAGATGACCTTGGGAGGCTTTTGAATGGCTAACCAAATTGAAATCGAAATCAAATTAGAAGATGGTTCTGTTAAAAAAGCATTTATCGACATTGAGGCGGGAGCCAAAAAAACAGGTGATGCTGTTGAAAAGAATGTTGGTGGTGCTTTTGAATTTATCAAGAAACACTTAATCGGGATTGCCGCAGCAGTTGGCTCATTCCATGCAATCAAAGCGGTACTTCATGAGTCTGTAACCGCAGCGATGAATAATGAAGCTGCGATTAATTCCCTTGTTCAAAGTATGCGTAATTCTGGTATAGCAAATGAAGAGGCAAAAAACAGATTTCTTGAGCTTGGGGAAGCTATACAAAAGACGACGACTATTGATGACGACATGGTTTATTCAATGGGCAAACTTGCTTATAATTTTGCCAGGTCTTCAGAACAAGCAGAGAAGATGACTAAGGCCGCTATTGAGTTGAGCGCCGCTACAGGTGTTTCTCTTGAGGGGGCCGTTCAGCAATTAGGGATGACGCTTGAGGGGAATATTGGCCGACTTGGAAGAACGGTTCCTGCTTTACGCGGAGTAAGTGAAAGCTCCTTGCGTGCTGGTGCTGCGCTTGACATTGTAATGCAAAGATTCGCTGGCTCAGAAGCGGCAAAAATGAACACATTTGCAGGTGCTTTAGCTAATACTGGGAACAAATTTGAGGACATCTGGAAGGCTTTGGGGTCTTTAATAACAAACTCACCAGCTTTAACTGCTGCCATTAAAGTGTTTGGCGATCTATTTGGTAAGATGGCCGACAGTATCAAAGAGTTTGGGAAATCTGGGGATGTTGTTGGGACTGTTTTGATCTATGTGGTTAAGTTTGCAGAGGCAGTTAATACATTCATGATTGCACCTTTAGAACTTTTGTATAACGTTGCGAATGCAGTTTTCTCGTTCATTATAGAGCTGGTTTACAGTGTAATAAATGGATTTGTAGAAATAGGCGGTTTAATCGCTGACCTTGCAGACATGGCGGGGATAAGCGCTGGAGGTTTGATTCAAACACTTCAGAACATGAGAAACCTGTCTAGAGAAGTGTTTTCCGAGCTTGAGGCTGACACGACGAACGCAGCAAATAATGTTTTGAATTTTGATGTTTCTGGAAAGTCTGCAATCTTTTTAGAAGACCTTCGCAGGACTATGGAGAACGCTCAAAAGATCACTGTGCCAGCAATGAAAAAAATAGGACAGGAGTTAGATTCTACTTGGACAACTCTTTGGACCAACATGAAAAAAACTGTCAACGACGCTATTGCTGGAGGTATTTCCAAAGGTATGCAGCTTCTAGTTACCAACCTTGCTAAAGGGAAAGGCGCATTTGATAATTTTGGTAAAGAGCTGTTAAATATGGCTGGAGATTTAGCGATTAAATTAGGTGAGATGTTAGTTGGCCAAGCCATTGCGCTTTGGGCAATTGGGGAGGCAATGAAAAATCCAATCACAGCAGCTCCCGCGGCGTTAGCGTGGGGCTTGGCTTTGATAGCTATTGGAGCGGCTCTTAAGGCTTTCGGTAGTGGTGGAGGAGAGGAAACAGCGCCCTCTACAAGCGCCGCAAGCATATCTGGCGCGTCACCTTCTTCTGGCAGTTTGTCAGAACAGCAATCTACAAGCGATATGCTACAACATAAAGAATCCGCTGTGACAGTTCATGTCCACGGAAATGTATTTGATCGCAGAGAAACTGGTTTAGAGATTGCCAATATAATTAAAGAGGCTGTCAGAGAGCAAGGAGTTTCACTCGCATGATAAACACTTACTCACAGTTTTTTTATGGGTTTCAGATTACAGAAGACAATCGCTATTTAGATTTTAACGATGATACGCCAATGACTGCCGAATTAGTTGTGGGTGATTATACTGCAACGACTATTCTTGCAGAAATTAAAAGAGCGATGGATGAAGTCGGATCTCAGGCATACACAGTGACGATGAACCGGACGACAAGGAAAATAACAATTGCAGCCACATCTAATTTTTCGCTGTTGGTGTCTTCTGGTAATACGGCAGATACTTCTGTTTTTGGTCTTTTGGGGTTTACTGGAAGTGATCGCACCAGTGCCAACACCTATACTGGGGACGAAGAAGCAGGATATTGTTTTGAGCCTCAGTGTAAACTTCAGAGCTACCTTGACCCGAATGATAATGAAGAAAAGATCAGCGCCACAGTGAATGAAGCTGCAAATGGTGATTGTGAAGTGGTTTATTTCGGAACTAAAAGACGAATTGAAATGAATATAGACTGGGTGACTAATACTCCAATGCCGACAGGGTTTTCAATTAAGGACAATCGGACTGCGCTCACTGACTTAAGAGCATTTATGGCGAACGCAATCTGTAAGTACAAGATGGAGTTTATGCCTGACCTCAGTTCGCCGAGTACGTTTTATACTGTAATTTTGGAGTCAACACCGGAGAGTAGTTCTGGTGTAGCATTTAAAATCAAAGAAAAATATGATGCCAAAATGCCTGGTTTCTATTCAACTGGCGCCTTGAAATTTAGGGTGGTGTAATATGACAATAAGCGATGGCCAATTAGCAAACGCTGCAAACCTCAATAATGCTTTTGCTAGTAAAACTGGTAATAATACTTTAACAGGGAAACAGACATTAAATAGGTCTGGTTCTGGGTCTCAAGTTGATGATGCCCAGCAAGCAATAAATGATTTGCAAACTGCGATAGATGTTGCAGAGGAAACTATTATTTCATTGCAAGAAGCAATCGCAGCGATGGGGGAAACTGTTACAAGTATTGGCATAGATGGCGACGAAACAAAATTAACTGGCGATGTTGATTTAGAGCCAGGGAACTCGATTGATTTAACAAGAAATGGTCAGAAAATTTCGGTTGATTTGAACCTTCAAGATAATTTGATTATTAATAGGAAGTTGTATACGCCGACGCATCCTGTAAACAATAATGGTTGGTCGTCATTTTCTGCTGACAATATTTGGGCAGCATCGTTTATTTGTAAGACTTCAGAAGATTATAATTGGGGTGATGCTTGGCTTTATAAAACTGACTCTCCTAATTTTACTGCGATCAGAATGGAGATAAGAGAAGATGATAATTTATCACCAGGCGATGTTTTGGGTTATGCGGACGTTTTGATAGCCGCTATAACAACTGATACAGAACTCTCTGCCACAGAAACAGGGTTTGCTTTTGACCCAGAAATACCATTAGTAGCTGGAACTAGGTATTGGATTACAATTCGGCCTATTGGTGCTGCCGGCGGAGGTCTTGTTTATTCCTATTGTGGTGCTGCAATAGAAAATGAATGTTATACAGCAAGAAGCCAAAACGGCGGTTCTACTTGGGTTATAGGCGATCAAGTTATGCCAGCAATAAGCACAGGCGGCGATTCACAAGATTATTTTATTTTCGGTTTTTCAGAGGCCTTTATAAAGACTGATTGGCTTGGTAAAATTCCAGTGAGAGTCTTACCGGAACAAATGCCAGATTATTCTGAAGCAAGCGAGGGAGACATTTTGGCAATAGAAAGTGGCGTACCGGCTTGGAAAGCCTCAACTAGTTACTTCCCTGGAGGCTGGTGATGGGTGTTATTTTTTCTCTAAGATCGGATGATGCGAGTTTTTATCCTTATCAAACAGCAGGAAGAAAAACACCATTTGTTTATGGAGCAAGTACAGCCCCAACAAGAGACGCTGATGCGAATTCAATAGGTGGTTATCGTTATAATTTCGACCAAGCAGCGGCTGATAAAAAATGTTTACATTATGATTGGTGTTATTCTGGGGAAAATAGAGCGCGAACAGTTTTAGTACGAGTTTTATTTAACACGCTCCCTTCGGCCGCAGGTGGTTTAGTATCATTCCAATTGGGTCATAATTACATGACTTTAAGCCATTATTTATTTGAAGTGATTTATTCTTATATATCATCTGCAAGAAGGATTGCGACGTATATTACGGATGAAGCTAATGCTTCAATTTGTTCGACGGCGTCTAATTCTGTTACTTACGTTCAAGATCAATGGCATGATTTGGTTGTTCAATGGGATGGTTCTGGAGGTGCTAACTCAATTAAATACTATTTAGATGGTGCTGCCGTTAGCACTGTTTCGCCCACCTCATCAAGAGATTGGCCTGCAACATTTCCTGATTATGCACACAAGGTATTAACTATTGGAAGCTGTGTTAATGGCATAAATACTAGGTGCTACATAAACGAAGTTGTAGTTTGGGACAACACTTTTGATGTTACTGCGGCTGTTACTTTAACAACGGGAACGGGTGTTCTTAGCGGGTCTACAAGATCATATTTTGTTGCTGCCACAGCTCAAGATGGTGGAAATACTACAGACCCAGGTGAATCTAATGTAAGAAACGGCACTAGTTATTATGTTTTAGGAATTCAAAAAACTGGTAATGTTGTCATTCCAGCAGATAACACGGTGAAGACTGGAACAACATTCGAACATAATTCTGAGCATACTGGTACTTATGACGGCTCAGATCGGTGGACCGATCCTGGAGAGGCGAACGTAAGAGATGGGACTGCGTACAAGGCCAACAGTACAAGCAATAACAAAGAGGGGACACTTGATCTTCCGGCAGAGGCCGATGTAAAAGATGGTGTTCTTTATGATGGTGGTTCTAAAGAAGGCACTTATGTTGGTGGAGGCGGAGACTTTCCTGATGAGGCAGATGTTCGTGATGGAGTTGAGTATAATAGTGGTGCTTTAACTGGGACGCTTGATTTACCAACAGAAGCCAATGTCCGCGATGGTGTTACTTATGATGGTGCCACTAAAGAGGGAACGTTAGACCTTCCTTCGATAAATGATGTGCGCTTAGGAACTCAATTTGATCAAACATCAAAAACAGGTTTGCTTGATTTACCTTCTGTAGATGACGTTAGAATTGGGGTTGATTTTGACCAAGAATCTAAAACTGGGTTAATGGACCTTCCAGATGAGGCTGACGTAAAAGTTGGAGTTAATTTCGATAATGGTACAAAGCTCGGCACTTATGCTCCTATTGTTTGGAATTCTGAAATGTTTGGCGACTTGACGGCTGGTCAGGCATTAAGTGTTTTATATGCAATCTGTGCTGGGAAATCTTCCGTTACTGTCGAAGAAGGAATTGCAACAGTTGTATTTAAAGGACCTGATGACACTACGACTAGAGCCACAGTTACGGTGGATGGTTCTGAAAGAACGGCGTTTGTATTTAATCCACCAGCTCCCGAAGGAGGTTTTACAGAGAACCTTTGGGATACTGAAATAGATAACGCTATGACAGCCTTTGAGATGTTCAACGTTATTCTGAGTGTCGTTGCTGGAAAATCAACCGTAACTCCTGGAGATCCTGGGGAGGCAACAGTTGTTTTTAGAGATGGCGCTGATGAAGTAGATTTAATTACAGCATCTATGGTTGATAATGAACGTGTTACTGTTGTTATAAATTGGGGATAATGAATGGCCCTTACTCTTACAGATAAGACAACGATGAAAACACTGGAGACGATGAAACGTCTTCAGATTGCTATTTCGATTGCAGATGTCGCTGGGGTTTATGGTACTGATAACATTATTGGCTCTGGTGTTGTTTACACCCCAATTAGAATTGGTGATGGTCATTACGTGGATGGTTCGTGGGTGATTGGTGGAAGAGACGCAACAGAGGGCCAAGCATTTGAACCTGTAATTACTTTAGAGGGTTCAAGCACTAAAATAGACCAGCAATTAAATGTGGACGATGCTTCTGGGTCCTCAATTTCGCAATTTGACGTTGCTTTGATTGATAAAAACGGCACCATAACTCAGCTAATTACTCCTGGTGAAGTTGTTGAGGATATGCTGGGGAGAGCCGTCAAAGTTTATTTAGGGTTTGAGGATACGTCATTTCCGGATGATTTTATCAGAGTTTTTAGTGGTGTTGTTCAGAAAATCACTTCAAAAGCTGGGGTTGTTGTTTTTACTATTGCTCACCCTGATAATAAAAAGCGGCAAGAGTTGTTTCTCAAAGCTGACACAGAGCTTGATGGTGCAATTGACGACGATGATACCTCGGTTGTTGTTAATGATGCCTCTCAGTTTTTATCTCCTGTGCTTGGTCCCGATGGAGAAAACGATCCAACTCTTACTTTCTATTTGCTGATTGATGATGAGATCATGCAATACACAGAAATAGTTGACGAGACCTTTACGGTTTCTCAGCGTGGTTGTTTCGGTACCACAGCCGCAGCTCATGAAGATGATGCTTCAGTGTCTAGTTTTTATTCATTAACTGGTAATGCAATGGACCTCGCTCTTAAATTGATGTTGTCCGGAGTGAATGATTATTTTATTGAAGAGGTCCCTATACATAACTTCGAGAAATTGGGAGATGATAGTTCTCTAGATAACGCAATTCAGTTTAGCGGCATCGATGTCGAAGAGTCTTACGGGTTGGTTGTTGGAGATTATATTACTACAACAGGTGCCTCTAACGGGGCGAACAACGAAGAACTTAAACCAATTTTGTCTATTGGCAAAAACGCTATGGGTTCTTACATTGTTGTCGATGATGTTACTTTTGTTGAGGAGCTGTCTTCCGCTGCTGTAGCGGCTTTCCGGAGTCAATACGATACTCTTGGCGAAGGTTTGGGAATGAATCCCGACGAAGTAGATGTCACTGAACACCTAAGAATTAAAAATGAGTTTTTGTCTAGTTTTGAATATCTTTTTTATATCAAAGATATGTTCAATGGTAAGGAGTTTATTGATGGAGAAATTTATAAACCATGTGGCGCGTTTAGTGTGCCACGTAAAGCCCGCTGTTCTGTAGGGTATCATTCTCCACCGGGTCCAGGCGATGACACAAAAATCCTTGATGCGACGAACGTTCTAAACCCAAAAGGTTTGGTTATTACTAGGTCGCTAACGCAGAATTTTTATAATACTATAATTTATCAGTACGAAGAAGATCCGTTAGAGGATAAATTCTACCGGCAGGTAGTACATATTAATTCGGATTCATTGGCGCAGATTCCAGTTGGCAAACGTGCACTTATTATTAAATCAAAGGGAATGAGGTCAACTCTCCAAGCTGAGATCAATGCCAACATAATTGCAAGTCGTAGATTGGACCGTTACAAGTATGGTGCGGAGACATTGCCTGTCGATGTAATGTTGGGCACTGGAGTAACAATTGAAATTGGTGATGTTGTTGTATTTGACGGACGAGAGCTGAGTGTATCGGATATAACTCAAGGCTCTAGAGAGTTTTCACCTAGGTTTTTTGAAGTAATTAATAAGAGTTCGGATTTAAAAACTGGGAAAACAAGCCTCACTTTGATTGATACGAATTATGCTACTGGTGCACGAAGAGGTAAAATCGGGCCTAGTTCCTTAGTGGCAAGTGGATTAAGTCAAACTCAGTTCACCATAAAGCCAAGTTTTGCAATGAAGTATGGTGCAAATGAGTATTTAAAATGGTCAAGATATGTTGGGAAGGTAGTTCTTAGGGTAAGGTCTCCCGATGGAGCGACAAGCGGGACGGCTTATCTTAGTGCTGTTGATGGCAGTCTTCTCACTGTTGATGAGGCGTTAGGTTTTATACCTGCTGCAAATTACATAGTTGAGTTGGCTCCGTATGATTTACAAGACCCAACATTGTTATTAATTTATGCTTATATGACGGATGAGGCTACTTTCGATGATGGAAAGCCACCATTCCAAATGATTTAAGAGGGGTTTATGGGCGACATTACTGGGTTACTTGCAAAAATAAATGATACTGAAGTTGCAAATGATGCAAACATGTCTGAGACTCTGTTTGCCAAGATTGGAGCGAACATAAACGGGCTTATTGATTGCCTCATGGGTTATGCTGTTTACAGTTCCAACGATACTTGGACTTGTCCTTTAGCCGTTACAAGAGTGATTGTTGGTGCCTGTGGTGGAGGCGGAGGTGGTGGTGGAGGCGGACGCTGTTTTTACTCTCAAGCAATGGCAGGTGGGGGCGGCGGTGGCGGTGGTGGGTCTCCATTCCTTTTTTACCCTTTGGTTGTGGTCCCAGAAACCGCCTATAATGTGGTGATTGGAGCTGGTGGTTCCGGCGGAGCAGGAGCAACAGCATCTCAAACCTCTGGAACAAATGGATCAAATGGAGTTAGCACGACTTTTGGAGCCTTATTAACTTGGTTGGGTGGTATGGGTGGTGTTGGTGGTAGTTATAAGGATTTTTTAGACCAGCCCTATCCTCCTGGAGGCTGGATGTGCGCCTTTGGAGGAAAAGGTGGGTTTGGTGGATATGGACGGGGTTTAGGTTGTCGCGGCGGAGATGGTGGAGATGGTGGGGTTATAAATACATGGGGAGAAACTTCCCAATTAATAAACGGTCGTCCAGGGC